TGAGGATGGCGCTCCGCGTCTTCGGCCCGAGGTCCCCGTCGACCGCCACCCCGAGAACGCGCTGGAGGTTGCGCACTGCGTGAACGCCGCTCTGGAAGTAGAAGTCGAAGACGGAGACGGCGACGGCCGACGGCAGGTAGTCGCCGCGGATGGCCTCCCACCGCTTGAGGTATGCCTCGACGAGCTCCTGCTCGGTCACAACCCCGTCGCGCCAGGCTTCGGGGTTCGCGTGCTCGGCGATCCCGTCGTAGGTCCGTCCGCCAGGGTCGTTGGGATCGTTCACGAGGCCCTTTTCCTCGAGCCGTGTGAACGCCATGGCGACGGCGAAGCTCATTGGTCCTCGGATGACTCGCTGACGGCGCGGCGCGCCGCGCGAGCCTCTTCGGGGAAGGCCCGCTCTAGGATGAACTGCACCTGCATCTGCCGGCGCTCTAGGCGCTCGGTGCGAGTCGTTGCGTTCTGCGCGGCCTCAGCCGCCGCCACCGCCGCCTCGCTCGCCTTGATGCTTGCGACCTCCAGGGCCTTGAGCCTTGTTGCGACCTCTGGGTGCGCGACCTCGACGGCAGTCGTCTTGTGGTTGTGCACGTCGTCCGCGACCTCGTGCAGCCAGTACCAGCCGACGGGCACCGCGACGATCAGCGCCACGAGGACGAGCCCCATGGATACCGAGATGCGGCCCCCTGCGATGCGCACGTCCTTCGCAGCCGTATGCAGCAGCGACACCCTCGGCACCTCCGTCAGTCGCCCGTTGCGGGCGGATTCATGCAGGGGGAGACGACGACGCGTCCGGACTCGAAGATGCGGACCCTAATCCAGCACCTTCGGAGTTCCCGGTCGCCCGCGGCGAAAGATGGCGGCGGTGGCCGCCGTCGAACCTCCGGTCCCGACGGGACCTGCGCAGGAGATGGTGAGCGATCCGCGCTTATTCGAGATCGCGGAGCCGGCGGTCGGGATCGAGATGAAGCCGCCGACGCGCGTCGTGTTCACGGTGATGGTCGAGACGCCGTCGACGAACACCGAGCACGAGGAGATCTCGGTCGGGTCGAGCGGGTCGCCGGCGTCGTCCGTCTCCGGCGTGCAGAACTTGATGGCGGACGTCGCGTCGTAGGTATTCGCCGGGTTGTGGGCGGTGGCCGCGCACTCGGGGTCCGCTGCGAGCGCTGGGAGCGCGAGGAACGCGGAGAGCAGGGCGAGGAGAAGCGTCGTGCGCATGGATACTCCTGGTGCTGGTGCGCTGAATATCAGGCGAAGTTGCGATGCCGTCCAGTGAATCGGGCTACGGAATCAGCTTCGGGACACCAGGGCGGCCGCCGACCGGAGGTGGGAGGGTGGGTCCGGGGTCGGCGAGCTCGTAGTAGACCAACGGACACTGCAAGGTGCCTTGCGGTGGGCTCACGGTGTTGACGAGCGGGCAGGCTGGGGCAGCGAAGTAAGGGAGTGGCGCCGCGCAGTTGATCGGCACCGCGACTCCTCCCTGAGCCAGGTCGTACACCTTTGGACGAAGGCGGTAGCGACCGGCGAGCGACCGATTCGGGATCTTCCAACAGTCGCCCCGCTTGATGACGGCGTGCTGGCCGTTTGGCCTAACGAGCTCGACCCAGTTGCTTCCGTCGAAGCGCTCGAGGGCCATGCCGGTCTCGTACTGGATCCACCAGCCGCCTTGCTGCTGGATCAGCAGGAGCGGCGTCTCCGCGACGTTCATGACGAATGCCGCCTGCGCGGCGGCCGGAGGCGTGGCTAGGAGCTGCACCCAGCCAGCGAGAATGGCCGAAGCGATCCCGCCCCCGACTCGGGACGCCATCACTCGTCGCGGACGTGCCGCTAGTCGCCAGTGGAGCATGTCCCAGGGTCGATCGTGGCGGACAGCGCGCATGCCGCTGCCAGCCAGGTGACGAGTGCGAGTGCGAGTGCGAAGTTCTTCACGGTCTCCCCTCCGATGGCTCGAGTCGAGGATCGCGGCGTGGTGACCGTGCTGGTGGAGTCATCGTAGCAGTCGGCCGGCGTCGAGCGCTGCGCGTAGGCGGGCGCAGTGAGAAGCAACGAGAGCGCGAGCAGGGCGAAGCGCATCAGTTCACCGTCCATTCAATCTGGATCCAGCCGCCCTCGCCTGCCGCGAGCGACTCGGAGGTGATGTCGATCACGAGATGAGAGTCCGCGGCGATGGCGGAGTCGCTGAAGGACGTGTCCACGGCGCCGTCGCTGTCGCAGGCCAGCGCGCCGCCTAACATGTCGGTCGTGCCCGTGGTCGGCGCGGTCTCCGCCCGCTCGTAGAGCAGGATCGAGAATCCGTTCGCCTGGCCGGTCGAGCACTGCACCTTGGTCAACGTGCTCGCGTCAGGGATTCCGCAGCGCGCCCAGAGATCGACGTGTGTCGTAGCGCCGCTCGAGTCTGCGAGCACCGGAACCATGCAACTGCGTGTCCGCGCCGTCGCTGTCGGGGTGATCGTTGGATTGCCGGAGACGCCATCCCCATCGGCCCAGGTGAGGTGGGTCGTGTTCCCGCTGGCCAGCGTTCGGTTCGTGGTCGTGTTGAGCGCCGTACGCACCACGACGCCGTTCCCGCCCGGGTCCCCCAGGCCGCTGCCGCCCCCGAGGACCGTCGGGGTGCCGCTGTTGAGATCGCAGAACTCGTGGCGCGAATCGACGGAATCGTACCAGCTGTTGCCCTGGTCGCCGGTGCAGTCGTCGTCATCCACTGCCACGTTGTTGCGGTCGATCTTGCCCGTGAGCACCGGGGTCGCGATCGTCGGCGAGGTGTCGAACACAACACCGCCTGTCCCCGTTTCTCCCGTCAGCCACGCTGCGAGGTTCGCGCTCGAAGGGGCCCCGAGGAATGTCAGGAACTCCGCCGATAGATCCGGCTCCTGGTCCGAACCGATTGCGCTCGGCGCCTTGAAGCCGTGGTAGTTGTTGCCGTTCGCCGGATCTTCGTAGACCCGTAGCCGCTGCACCTGCCCGGAGACGCGCTCGGTCCCGAATGTGACGCCGGCCGAGCCCGCGTTGTGGAAGATGATGTTGATGTCGCTCGCGCTATTGCCGACGGTCACCGTGAGGTCGGCGCCCGAGAGCGAGCCCCAAGCCATTGTGTTGAACGCGCTCGCGACGAGGCCGTTGCTGAGCGTCAGCTCGGTGAGATCGACGCGCAGCGCCGCGCTGTTGATCCCGAGTCCCACCCCGTCGAGGTCCGTAATGGACGTGGCGTCCATCGCGAAGAAGCTCGTCGTGTCCGCGCCGTCGACGTTCGGGAACGAGTAGAACTGCTCGTTCGTGTTCGCCGTCGGGCCTTCGCAGAGGAAGCCTCCGACGGTTCCGCCGTTCACGGTGAGCACGCACTCGCCGGCGCCCAGACCGAGGTTGCCGGCGAGGGTCGAGGTGTAGAGGAGGTCGAAGGTCGCGCTGTCGGGAGAGGCGCCCGTGGCGAGCGTGACCTTGACGCCCAGACCCGTGAGGAGGTCGACGCCAGCGCCGTCGGCGACTGCGGCGCCGTTCACGAGGATGGGGTCGCCGCTGCCGCCGCCCGTGTCGAGGTCGGTGAGGGTGTTGTCCTGGCACTTCTTGAGCTTGCCCTCGCTGTCGTCGTAGAAGATGCCGCCGCCCGTGGCCGAGAAGGTCGAGCAGTCGGTGAGAGCGTCGCCCGGCTCGAATTCCAGCCCGAGCGCATCGACGCCGATTTCAGCGACCGCTGCGATTGTGAGATCGTTCGCCACTTCGTTGTCGGCCCACGGGTTGGCGGTGTTGTCCCAGTTCCCGGCGATGGTTGCGGTCTGGCCCAAATGCCCGATCGTCGTCTCGTCCCAAATCTGACACGAGGAGGTGGGGCCACCACACGAAAGCCCGTTCTCATGCACTGGCATGACGACGCGCGCGGCGATCCCCGTCGCGTTCGTGATCCCGGAGGTGGAGAATTGAGTGCCGTAGAACGTGGTCGGCTTCGTGCTTGTCGTATCGACCGACACGTAATCCTTGGCGTTTGAATCCGAGAAGCGGTCGCCGTAGGAATTGATCGCGCAGCCGAGATCTGGCCGGTAGATGCCGGCCGTGTCGTGCGCCTCGAAGTGATTTGAGATGCTGTTCAACACGGCGTAGCCGTTCGCAACCGTGTCGCACCGAATCCCGATGTCATTCGACTCGAACGTCGAGCTCGAAATGTTGAACGTGCTGTGCGCGTCCTCGATGTAGACGGCCTCGCCAGCATTCTGGCTGATCGTCGTACTAACGATCGAGTTCGCATTCGGGTATGACGTGCCGACCGTGCCGGTCCAGACAGTTCCCTGGCCCCAGTCTTGAATGACCGAATCCGAAATGTGCGTCTTGAGACAGGCGTCGCACCGAAAACCGACCCCGGTCTCCGTCTGCCCTCGGAGCGTCACGCCATGGATGCGCAGGGCCGCTGGGCCGGTACCACCAGAATCGGCATCGATGCCGATATTCGCGGCGTTGGCGGAAGTGAAGTCGATCACGAAGTCGCGCAGCGTGATCTGGTCGTCGGCGACGATGAGCGCGGTAGTCCCGGCTGCCGGGATCCAACGCGAGCCCAGCCCGCTTCCCTCCAGCGTCACCCACTCGCATGGGATCGTCACCGTGCCAGTGGTAGCGACGTTTCCGTCTGGGATGACTACCTTGGCCCCGTATGGCGACGATGGAAAGGATGCGCAGGCGGCTGTTACTGCCTCCTGAATGCCAGCAGTCGTTGTAGACCCGGACTGATAGTCCACGGCGTACAGCACCTGCTGAGGCCATTTCTTCTCACCATCGTCGTGCGTCCCGCTCCCGTCCTCGTCGAAGTAGTAGACCTCGGGCGTTGGTAGATATCGGAGGTCCGTCTCGCCGGCGGTCTGATCAAGCGCCAGCGCGGCGCCGCCGCCTCCTCCCGTTCCCTCGACCTCCGCGATCCAGCGTGTGGTCGCCGAGTCGTAGTAGAAGCACGCCTGCCCCCACTCGACGCCCAGCACCGTCGAGGTCCCGCCCTCGACGGTGTCCGAGCCGCCGCGCTGCACCGTCAGGTTGTTGGTGTCCCATGTGCCAGTCTGATCGACCGCGCAGTAGACCGAGCCGTCCGCGGGCGCGCTCGGGAGCGTCAGCGCGAAGGCAGCGCTCGTCGTATTCGTCTGCGAGAGCTCGCCAGCCGCGACCGTGCCGGCGCTTGCGCGAGTCACCGGAACGAGCGTTCCGCCCGTCGAGAGCGTCCCGTCGTGGCGCACGATGACCTCGCAGCCATCGCCCGCTGCGACGTCGGAGTCGAGGCACAGTCCGCTCGCCGAGTCCGAGATCGCGCCCTCGCCAGTGACAACACGCTGCGCGAGCGCGGGAGACGCAGCGCACGTGAACACGAGCAGCGCGATGGCAAGGGTCTGGCGCAGGCGCATGAATGCCTCCGAGGCGAAACCAGTGGGAACGGCGGCGCAGCGCGGCAGGGCGCCCGCGGCTCGCCTTCAGGGATCTAGGCGGCCCGGAAGGTCAGGCCGTTGAAGAGGATCATCCCGGTGACGCCGCCCGGGCCGCGGTACTTGATGGAGCCGTCCGTCTCGATCGAGAACGGCTCGCCGCCGAGCGCGACACGCAGCCGCTCGCTCGGGCGCGCGAAGCTCGGAAGCGCGTTTGCCGCCGAGACTATGTCAGCGCCGGCGCTCACCGAGGAGCCGCCGGAGTCGACGGCGCCCTTGATGACGACCTCGCCCGTGAAGGCGTTGTAGAGGTAGGCGAGAACGCTCTCGCCGGAGACGTTCGCGAATGGCGAAGACTTCGTGAGCGTCGTGAACGCGGGCAGTGCGAGCGCTGCCGTCGTGCCGAACAGCTCCTCGACCTCGACGAAACTCGCGCGCTTTGCCTCTGCGGTGCCGCCGTCCACCGTGACGCCGTTTGTGCTCGTCTGAATCGAGAGGCCGAGCTTCTGCCCCGCTGTCGGCTGCACGACGACGCTCGCGACGCCGAGCGCGAGCGCATCGGTCGCCGCCGCGACGTTCTGACGCGCGGTGCCGCCGTCGACGCGCGAGCCCGTGCCGTCCGCCACGTTGCCGTTCGTGCCGACGTAGAGCCGCGCCGTCACGAGACCGGCCGCCGTGCTCTTGGCCAGCGAGAGGTTGTAGGTGATCCGGTAGAGCTTCGTTCCGTCTGGCGTCGACGGGAAGCTGAGGCCGGTCAGGCCCGTGATGTCTGTCTCGCTCGTCGCCGTGACGCTCTGGTCACTGCCCTTCGTGGTCTTCGCCCGGTAGGCGTTCAGGATCGCGGAGAGCCGCGTCTCGACCTGGAAGAGCGCGTAGCGGACGACGTCGGCAGTGAGGCGGTCGCCGCTCTCAGGCACCACGAAGCCGAAGATCGGCGTGAAGCTGCGCGAGATGACCGCAAAGGCGCCCTGCGGCGCGTTCGCGTGGTCGTAGGTGGTGCCGCCCCAGTTCGCGGCGAGGTGGAAGGTGTCACGCGCAATGCTGCCCGCGGAGCCGACGAGGCCGATGGGCTGGCCCTGGATGAAGAAGAACTGCCCGGGCAGGATCGGCCCTTGCTGCGGCGAGTCGGCGAAGCGCGGGGGGTTGCCGGCGAACTCGGGGAAGTTCGCTGGCACGAGCGAGGCGACCGTGACGGTCGCGCCCGACGAGCCCCCGGTGAGCCCCGTCCCCGCCTCCGGCTCGGGGCCCGCGGTACGCGTCATGTAGAGCGTGCCGCCGTTCCCGGTGTCGCTCAGGTAGATGCCGCTTCCGCCGCCGGACCAGGTGACCGTCTCGCCGGCGGTGAATGTCCCGGTCTTGGTCCCGATCGTGAGCCGCCATACCGCGCGCACGACGTTCGAGCCATTCGCGACCGTGACGCGAATCCCGAGGAACTGCATCAGGCGTGCTCCTCCAGCCAGCGTTCGAGCGCGGTGAAGAAGAAGCCCACCTCGGGGCCGTCCCACACGCGGTGGTCGAAGACGCAGCCGAGGTGGACGAGCCAGCGCGGCGGCGTGCTGCTCCACTCCGGGAGCAGCCACGCACGGAGGTCGGCGCTCTGCGGCGCCGCGCGAACCGCGCCGATCACAATCGTCGCCGCACAGCCTTCGAGCGGCCCGAGCGCGGCGAAGCCTTCGCGGATGCCCCACGGCGCGTTCTGCGAGATCGCGATCGCGGCACGCGCGGGCGGAAGCAGCGGCTCGAGCGCGTGAAGGTCCGGCGTCGGCTCGTAGGCGCGTTCGCGGGCGCGGGCGACCTGGCGCGCGATCTCGCCGGCGATGTGCACTCGCGGGCGCAGGTGCGGCCGGCGCGTGTAGACGGTGAACACTTCGCGGCGCCGCGAGTAGAGCCGGCGCACGCCGATCATCGCGTGCTCAGGCCGGTAGACGCGGCCCGCGCGCAGCGTGCGGTTGAGCCCGGGCTGCGACTCGAGTACCGCCGCGCACGCTTGCGCCACGAGCGCCTCGATCTCGGCGTCGTCGCTTGTCGAGACGCCCACCCAGCGGCCCTCGTGGAGCGGCGCGAGCTCGGGCCAGATCCCCGGGCGCGAGCGCTGCCACAGGTTCTGCGGCGCGAGCTCCGGGTCAGGCTCGCCGTACAGCCCTGCGCGCGCGGCGACTTCGAGATCCCGAGCAGCGGGCCCGGGGGCCACGCCGAGATGCGCGCACGCGGTGCGGTGCGAGGCGAGACACGCAAGCGCCATGCGCGCGGCGTGCTCGCGGCCCACGAGGTAGTGGATCGGCACGAGCCACTCGGGCGAAGCGGCGAAGCGCGCGAGGTGCGCCTCGAGCTGCGCCACGACCGATGCAGCGACTTCGGGTGCGGGACGCGCGGCCGCGAGCGCGGCGTGCGTGTGGCGCGCCTCGTCGGCCGAGATCGCGTCGAGGATCTCCGGGTACGGGACACCGCCGCTTCTCAGCCAGGTGAACACCGTCGCGAGCCAGTGCTCACCGACCACGTTCAGCACGGCGCGCGATACCTCGCCCTCGAGGCCCGCGATGAAGCGCAGCAGCTCGGCGCCGGTGTGCTCTCCGGGCAACGCCACGAGGCCGCCGTTCAGCTCGGCGAGCTCGCGGAACACGAGGTGGTGCGTCTCCTCGTCCTCGAGCTGGTTCGGGATGTTGTCGCCGGCGCGCGCCGCCTCGACGCCGATCTGCTCGAGCCACGCGAGCATCGAAAAGAGGAAGCGCGCCGCGAGGCGTCGCTTCGGATCGTCGACCGGATCGGCCCAGGCTAGCAGTGCGCTCGCGCGACAATGAGGAGTCGACAGTCTTACTGTGGTCGTCGGCCAGGCGGTCGCCGCCGCCGTCACGCGCGCAGCCCCTGCACGATGCGTGCGAACTCTGTCACCAGCCCGGCCACGCGCTCGAGGTTGCGCGTCGCGCCGTTCAACACGTGCTCCATGCGCTCGTCCGACTCTCGCAGCCGTTTCGCCACCTCGCGCACAGCGGCCGTGTTCTCGGTGAGCGCGCTGGCCACGCGCTCGAGCTCGTCGCGCACCTCGCCCATCGCCTGGTGGATCGTGCGCTCGATGCGGCAGAGCGTCGCGAGCTGATTCGCGGCGTCGGGCTGCGGCGCGAGACCGGCGACCTCGGCGGGCAGCGGCTCGACGCGATGGACGCGCACGCGGTCGATCATCGGGCCCTCGCGTGACGACGGTCGGGTGAAGCCCAGACGCGATCGTCGGCGAGCTGGAAGAGGAAGGCGCCCGGCCGATCGCTGACGAGCGTCCAGACTTCGCCGGGCACCACGGTGTGCGGCTGGCCGTTCACCGTGAACCGCACATGAGGCGGCAGCGCGGCATCGGCGAGCGGGTCCGGCTCGGGTAGCACCATGAATTCGACCGTGTCGACGCCGTCGGCGTCGAACTCCTCGAGCGAGAGCGAGAGCCGGACCCTCGGGACGCGCACGAGACGCTGGCGCCCGTTCACTCCTGGCTGGCGCTTGTACGCGTGCGGCGAACGCGCGATCGCGTTGATGTGGGGGTCGGGCACCTCGATCGCGTCCGGGTGCGGCTTCTCGTCGCGCAGCACGACGAGCTGCACGCCGTTCTCGTCGTAGACCCAGCGGCGATACCCGAGGCCGTCTCCCATCGCTCACTTGTCCTCGCGCACCCAGAGCGCGCTGTTGGGCGAGATCAAGAGGCCGAGCGGCCAGTCCGCGTCCTCGGCGTTGTCGATTCTCGTCTCGTAGGCGAACGACGTCGCCTCGCTGCTGCCAATCGGGTCGCCCTCGAGGAGCAGCTGCGTGTCGGAATCCACCTGCAGAATCGGGTTCCAGTTCGTGTTGACGGCGCTCCCGGGGATGCGCAGCTCGAGGAGCGGATCGGCCGCGCCGGCAGAGTGGTCTCCCAACAGCCCAGAGCGGCGCCAGCGCGTGCCGGTGCCCAGCACGATGCGGTTGCTGCCGGACAGCCCGCCGAAGCGCGCGGTGCCCTCGCGATAACCCTTCGAGCGCGAGTAGATGACCTGGAGCTCGTAGCTGTAGACGCCGGCCGGCTGTAGATCGAGCACCGAGATGTGCGGCGCGAAGAAGTAGCCGCCCGCCGTGATGTGGAGCGGATCGAGGACGAAGACCTCGCCCTCTCCATCGGCACCGGCGTTGGCCACTACGGGATTGCGCACGATCCGGTACTGGAACTGGGAGTGTAGGTGCGCGGGCCGCTGTTGACCGCTGGCCCCGTAGACGCCTGCATCGATGCATCCCTGGAAGAACCCACCGACCACGATTGTCGAACGCCCATTCGCGCTGTTGGGCTGTCCTTCGACGGTGAGCGTCTGGCGCAGGATCGTCTTCCAGATGTCCGCTTCAGCGGTATTAAAGTCGAAGACGCGCAGCGGGCTCGCCGTGATCGCCTCGCTCATGTTCGAGAAGGCGTTCGGCTTCATCAACGCGTTCGAGTGGCCGGGGTCGCCCTGCTTCTCGGCGACGACGCTCTTCAGCGGCAGCACCTTGCCGCTCTTCAGCTTCGCCTTTGCTCGCACGCCAAGCTTCTTCTGCAGTCCGCGCCCGAAGACACGCTGCTGGTCCTCGTACTGCATCGCCGGCGTGTACCGGAGCTCGCGAGAGCGCTGCTTCAGCGTGCGCAGGATCTTGTTGGTGTCGGGGTCAAAGACCTCGATCTCGAATTCCTGCACGGCCGCATCGACGTCGGCATCGGCTCCCGCGCCGCCGCCCTCGCCAGCCGACGGCTCGCTGCCGAGATCGGTCTGGATCGAAAGTGCGGGCTCGATCAACATCATGTGGAGATCGGGCGTGCTCCAGGTCGAAGACGGAATGCCGCCGGCGCCGACGAACAGGAAGCTGCCGAAGCTGCCGAACGGGTTCCCAATGCCGCCCTCGAACGAGGGGAAGTAGGGCCCGATCGTCGGAACGGTGAGCTCGTAGCTCCACTGGGTCGTCGCCGGCGTGCCTGGGCGCCCGAACGGATCCACGAGTCGCACCGTGATGTCGTACGAACCGAGCGAGGTCGGCGTGAAGTCCCACGAGAGACCGCTCACCTTGGCGATTCGCTGCGGCTCGCCGGCTTTCCGGACCTGCACGAAGTAGCTCGACCCGAGCGGCGCTGCGGTCGGCGCCTGCCATGCGATCCGCACGACCTGAGAGCCGAGTTGAATGGTGCCGGTACTCTGTGGCGCCACGGTGAGATTCGTCGGCGCTCCCGCGAGGCCGACGCTTGCGACGCGCGTGACAGAAGCCGGCTCGCTGCGCTGCCGGTCGGCGCCGATCGCGCGCACCTGCGCGTCCCAGTCGTCGTCGATCGGAAGCGGGCCGATCCTCACCTCGACGGATTGGCCGCCGATCGTCTCGATGTGGTCGAACTGCGTCGCGTCCGAGCCGAGCGGGTAGGCGCGCCAGGCGACCTCGTAGCGCTCGGCGTTTCCGCCGCTCGGGTTCGGCGCGATCGCGAGGTAGTAGGTCACCGCCACGTCGTCGGTGTCGCCGAGGGGCTGCGCGATCTCGGCGCGAATGCGCGGCGACGAGAGATAGATCTCCTCGTCTCCCGACCCGAGCTCGGCGAACAGCTCGGCGGCCGGATCGTCGAGCACGAGGTACGCGGCGGTCGCGAGCGCGACGCGGAACGGCGTCGTGGTGTTCGAGCGCGCGAAGCCAGTCGCCGAGACGTACGTGTCGGAGGCCATGCCGGCGGCCAGGAACGATCCCGACGCGCGGTGAAGCTGCGATTGGCGCACGAAGCGAGCGGACGCGACCTCAGTCACGCCGGCCGCGTTCGTGATCGTGATGCCGTCTCCGCCGTTGCGCAGCGCGGTGATGGGGAAGACGCCGCGGTTTTCATCGCGGAAGCCCGTCTCACAGGCGACGTAGCCGGCGGCGCGGAAGCTCGCGAAGAGCGCCTCGCCCACGGGCCCATCGATATGCACGACGCCCGCGCCCTGCGGCGTGACCGAGAGCTGCGCAAGCCCGGTGCCATACGAGTCGACGTCGACCGTCGCCGGGCCCGTGCGGAAGGCGCCGATCAGCTGCTCGTCGCCGCTCGCCGCCTCGGTCACGAGCGTCGCGCCGGTGATGGTGAGTGCGCTGGCCGTGACCGCCGTGATCTCGGCGTGGAGAGCATTGTTGGCCGCGTTCGTGAAGCCACTCGCGCGAACGCGCATTCCGACCTGGAAGCCGTCGCTCACGAAGGAGCCGGTCGCGCGGGTGAACTGGTTCGGCGCCGCGGCTGCAATCGAGGCGACGCCGGTAATCACTTCGAGGCGAACGGCCGTGATCTCGGGCCGGCCGGGCGGGGCGCCGGTGTTCGCGAACGTCGAGCGGCGACGACCGAGCAGCGACGTGAAGTTCGGCACCGGCTGCAGATCGATCACGTCGAACAGCTCGGGCGCGTGGTCGCGGCAGATGAGCTTGCCGTCGAAGTTGCCCTGCGCGATCTCGCTGCGCTTCTTCTGGATCGCCTCGACGACGAGCTCCTGCGTCTGCAGCTGGTACTCGCCGAGCACGACCGCGACACCGCGCGCAGCGCCCGCTTGGATCCAGCTCGAGCCGTCAATCGCGCTCACGAGCTTGACCCACTGGTCCGAGGCCTTCGCCGCACGGAGCGTGGCCGTGCCGGCGACGTCGACGCGCGATTCGACCGCGACGAAGTTGCCTGCCGCGCTGACACCGCCAAGCCGCACCGCCGGGTCGCCCAGATCGTCGAAGCTCCACGTCTCGTCGACGCGCAGCTCCGAAATGGCGTCACCCGGCGGAGTGAATTCGAGCAGCACCGCGCGCGAGGCGCCCCAGTTGAAGACCTCGGTCGAGACTTCGACCATCTCGCCGCGCTGGACGCCTAGCCACTCGATGCCGCAGTCGATCTCATAGGCCTCGGCGCGCAGCTTCGCGAGCGCGAGCTGGAAGCGCCCCTCGCGCCAGACCTCGGACGCGCGCTGGGTCAGCTGGAACACGCGCCGCTCGTAACGCTGCGCGGCGGTCGCGGTGATCGTCGTCGACGCGGATCCGCTCGTCGGGAGCAGTGCGCTCGGATCGTGGAGCGTGAGGACGGTCGCGCTCACATTGTCGATCAGGAAATACGCGTCGACGGCGCCCACCTGAACGCGCACGAAGCCTTCCGTGGCGACGAGGTCGCTGTCGAAGTCGCCGCTCGCACGCGTGAGCGTCTTGCGGCCCGCCGCCGGCACGCTGTAGGTGAGGCTCAGCGCTGAGACGCTGCCAGAGTCGTCGGCGTAGAGGTCATCGTAGACGACGCGCTCGTCAGTCTTGTAGTCGAGCGCCTCGTTCCGGAAGGTGCAGCGCAGCGCGTGCGGGCGGATCGGCCACGAGCGGGTCGAGCGCGCGGCGGTAATCTCGGCGTCCGTCAGGATCAGCGTCGGCGCTGAACGCTTGCGGTTCACGACGACCGCATACTTGCCGTCGATGCGGTCGAGCGTCGCGCGGCCTGTCCCGAGGATCTGGCTCACCACGTCCCACATGGAGAGGCCGTCCTGGTCAAACACTCCGTCGCACTGGTGGCGCGGCTCGGTGCCGCCGTTGATGGTGGGCACGAGCTCGGCGCAGTAGTCGTAGAACGTCTGGAAGCTCGCGAAGTCGATCTGCGCGTCGGGGATCGGGTTGCGGACCTCGTAGGTCACACCCGTTCCGTTGTGGCTCGTGAGGTAGAAGAGCGCGATCGCAGCGGGGTTGCTCGTTTCCTGCACCGCGCCGCGCGCCCCGCCGGAGAGGATCGGTACGCGCGCGCTTGCGACGCAGTTCACGTTGCCCGACGAGTCGGTGTTGCTGGTCTCGCCGACCGCGGTCACGTCGATCACGGTGCAGCCCGGCGAGAATCCCTTGATCGCCGGCTCGGGCACGAAGCCGGTAAGGCGAACCCAGGTCGGATCGGTGAACAGCGTCGACACGTTCGAGCCCGTGCCGCCGCGCTCCTTCGTGTAGTCGCTCGGCGAAATCGAGCCGGTGTCGAAGACCTCGCTCGAGACGAGCAGCTGAGCGCGCAGCTCGTACTGCTTGGCAGGCGCGCCGAGTTCGCGCGTGACACGCACGCCGCAGGCGCTCGTCGTCTTACCGATCACCGTGACTCGGCCCGACGTGATCGTCTTCGCGCTCGTCGCCGAGCCCCACGTCTCGAGAGCCGCACCCGAGCCAAAGCTCAGCCAGGAGCCCGCGCCGACCTCGCGATACTCAATCTGGAGATCGACCGCGTGGAAGCGCTTGTTGCCCTTCTCGCTGTAGCGCGCGAGCCCCGGGAACTCGAACTCCAGCTCAAGGCGCGTTGCCCGCTGGGAGAGCGTCTGGACGAACGCCGGCGAGCCGCCGATCCTGTCCTCGAGCTTGATGTTCGGATAGAGCTGCTCGACGGTCGGGAAGTTGATCGCGGTCTGGTTTCGCAGGACCGACGCTTCCGAAGGCAGGAGCGCGCGGTCGGTCTCGCCGAAGCGGATCTGCGAAACGATGGCGTCTCCCATCGTCACGAAGAGCAGCGCGCGGGTCGTGGGCTCGGTCCCGCGCTGGCGAATCAGCGTGACCGCCGCGTGCGGCGGCGCGAGGCGCGTTTTCCCGAAAACGCGCCAAAGCGGGGCGTCGGGGAGAAACTGGTTCCCGACCTGCTTGACCGTCGCGCTCGGCGTGCGGTCGATCTCGTCCGGCTTCCCGGGCTCCCCGATGATGGCCTGGACGATGTAGCTGACCGCGAGCGAGATCAGCGCGTAGACGAGCGCCTCGAGCAGCCCGTATCCCGGAGTCACGCGTACGGCGACCACGTCGCCTGCCTGCGTCACCCGGGAGAGATCGCTCGCGGACTCGGTGTTCACGCTGACGAACGCCCGGGCGCGAACGTCCTCGGGGACGAGCTGTTCGACAATCGAGAGCAGCGAGCTGCCGGCAGGTACGTCCGCGAACACGCGCTCCGTGCTCAGCGGATTCAGGAAGGCGACGACGCGAACCCGTCCGCGCTCAAGCGCGGCTTGCGTCGTGAGGTGGCCGGAGCGCGGCATGCCGATAGATCCCCACGATTCGCCCCGCCACGAGGCTGGATCGATACGCGACGAGGTGGCCGCCGACCGGAGGCCGACTCGAGAGCGCGTACTGCGCGTCGACGACGAGCGCGCAGTGGATCGGCGCGCTCCGGGTGCGGATAATCAGCATGTCGAACGGAGCGGCGCTCTCGACCGCGCTCCATGCGGAAGTCGCGGCCTCTTGCCGGATCAGCTCCGTGCGGAGCGCGGCTTCCGCAGCATCCAGCGAAGGATCCACGTCGCGCGAGTATCGATTCGAGAAATCCGGGAGCGCGATGCCCTTCTGCTCGAGCAGCGCGCGCCGGCAGATGTCCCAGCAATTCGCCTCTTCGAACGGAACGCCGATGTACGGACGCACCCAGCTGCTCACAGCCGCAGCGACCGGAATCCGCTCGCCGGGTTGAAGCGCCAGCCGACGCTCGGGTCCTGCGCGAGGTTCTCGTAGAGGTGGATCTCGATCGTCATCGTGGGCAGCGCGAAGTTCGCGACGCGAATCGGCCCCGAGACCGACCACTCGATCGTGTCAGGGTCGTCGAGCGACGCGAACCGTAGTTCCGCGATTGCCGGGTCAGCGAGCGTGCGCATCGCGACCCGGAGGTCAGGCGGAACCCCATCGATCGCGATCTGCGCGACCGGGATCTCCTCATCGACGCCCTCGTCGGGCAGCTTCAGCTCGAAAGCGCGCGCCCGGTACAGCTCGCCTCCGCTCACGACGTCGTGTGCCGCGAGCGCGAGCCGCAGGTGCTCGATCTGGCCGGTCACGGGCGAGGTCCAGGAAACGTGCAGCAGCACGAGCAGGTTCTGGTCATTCGCGCGCGCGAGCAGGTGTTGTCGAAACGCGACGCTGACGCGGCTGCTCACGTGGGCGAGTCTGCGACGACGTCGGCGGCCGTGACCCCCGCCGCGGCGCTCGTCAGGTTGTGGCTGCCGAAGGGCGTCGCCGCATAGTCCTTGCCGAGATCGGCATCGGGGCTCGCATCGTGGCCGAGCCGGTACCAGTGCTGGAGCGACGCCTGCGACGCGTAGCCGTTCTTCGCCGCGTTCCAGTCGAAGTCGCGCCCGCCGAAGTAGAGCGATGCCACTTCGGCCGCCGCGAGCTCGCTCGACCAAAGGCCAAGCGAGTGAATGCGCCCCGCAAAGTCGAAGCCCGAGCGACCTACCGCGATGGCACGCGCGGTATCGGTGAGCGAGCCGGTCGTGTTCGTCGGAGTGCTCGTAGGCGTCAGCAGGCCGCCGTTCACGTAGACGCGCAGCGGGTCGCTCCCTTCGCTGCCGTCGAAGGCGACCGCGATGCAGCGCCACTGGTTGCGCGGCAGCATCGCCGCGAAGCGGTGCTGCTTGATCAGCGTGCCCGCCGAGTTGTAGACGCTGACTTCGAGCGCGTCGGAGGTGCTCGCCTGGCGCGCGACGACGATGCGATTGTTCGAGTTCGCGGCCGCGAACACCTCGGCGATTCGGCGTTCGACCGTGTCGCTGTCGCTGCGCTTCGCCCAGACGACGAGCGTCCAGGTGTCGACGATGCCGACCGTGGCCTCGCTCGACGCGAGCCGCTCGGTCGAGCCGTCGAGGTCCAGGCTCACCGTCTGCGAGTCGAAGGGGGCGTCATCCGTGCGCACGAGAGCGAGCTGGAGTCGCAGTAGCGTCGCCGCGACCGGGGAGACGCTGTAGGCCGCCATCGGCTGCCACACAACGTTCTCGCTCGTGATCGGGTCGAGGAGGCCCTGAAAGGGCAGCGCGCCGTCGCGGAGCGTGTCGCGCCAGAAGGCCTCGAACGCCACGAATTGCGAGGCGCTCACGTGGAACGTGAAGACCTGCCGGTGCTGTCGCGAGAGCGCTTTGCGGCGTGCCTGCAGGCGACCCGAGAGTGTCTCGGTGAAAACCGTATTCGGCGCCGGCTGCCGTTCGTACCCTTCGACCGCCACATAGCTCGGGAGCGACGCGGGCCAGACAGCAGCCATATCACCTCACACCTGGCTGCGCGGCGGCTGCGCACGGAAGCGGCGCCCCATCGAACGCGCGACTGGACCCCCGCGGTCCATCTCGTCGAGCATGTAGTTGCGCACCGCGACGTCCAGCTCGACCCCGCGCTCGGTCTGGCGCGTGCGGGTCGAATCGACCGCGAGCGGCGCGCCCTGGTTCGTGATGTTCACGGTGATCGCGCCTGCACCGCTGCCGCCGAGCGAGTCGCGCAGCATGCGCATCGCGCGCGGGTCCTGCAGCGGGAGCAGCAGCTCGGCCGAGCCCGCCTCCGCCGTGAGAACCGGGACGCCGCCGGGTCGCGGGAGTACGAGGCCGCCCTCGGCCGCGGCGCCGCCGAAGAGACCACTGCCGCTGCCGTAGCCGCCAGCTTGGATCCCGGTGCCCCCACCAAAGAGACCGCCCAGAAAGCCCTTCAGAAACGTTACACCGAAGCTCGCGCCGGACCCGCCGCCGCCTCCGCCCAGCGAGTCTTGGAGCGCCTTCAGCGCGGTCATCTGGAAGATCAGCTCGAGCACGGCGGCCACCGCGCGCGCCGCGAACTCTTTGAATGCGTCGCCAGCGTCCTTCGAGCCCGTAATCAGGTCGGTGAAGACCTGCTGCAGCCCTCCCGAGAGAGCGTCCTGCGTGCGGTCCAGTGCCTCGCGAAAGCGTTCCTCTTCTTCCTGCGCTTCGCGGGCCGCGTCCTTCAGCTCGAGATATCGATCGGCAGCTGTGTCGAGCTGCGCGTTCGCTTCTTCCTGCGTGATGCGCTGCTCGCGTAGCGCCTGCGTCACGCGCTCGATCGCCTCGGCGTACTCGTTGGCCGCGCGCGCCAGGAGCACATCCTCGGTCGTCTCGGGGCGAGAGCGACGATCCGTGTCGGCGATGATGCTCTCGGCGCTGTCTTCGGCGGCGCGGTCCCGCAGTCGACCCGCCTGGTCCGGGCTGAGGCCGCCCTGAGCCTCGAGCTCCGCGATCTCCGCGAGCGTGCGCTGATAGACCTCGAGCGGCGTAAGGATCGCTTCGTAGAGCCGGCGGCCTTCCTCGAGCAACTCGTTCCGCTTCTCGGCCGCCCGCTCGGCGGCGCCGGCAAATGCGGCCTCCTCTTCGAGGCGCAGCCGCTCCGCGGCGTTCGCGAGCAGCTCGGTGTTCCCCTGCGCGACTTCCTGCGCGTCTGCGAAGCGATGCTTCGCCTCGATCAGCTCTCGCGTCAGCTGATCGTCTGCTCGCAAGAGCTCGACCTCCCGCTCGATCTGGGTGTTCAGCTCGGCCTGACGCTCGGCCAACTCCTCCGCAGCCTTCGCCTCGCGCTCGGCCGCTGCGACATCGATGACCGGGCCAGCAACGCCGCCGCCGAAGGCTGATGGATCTTGCGGAAACCGGCGATCGAGCTCGCGTCCGATCAGCGTGTTCTCGATCTGGCGAAGTTCCGCCCGTGAAGCGCCTGGATCGATCGCCTCCCGCGGCCGAAGCTGCCCCGCCTCGAATCGCCCCAGTTGCTCGCGAATCTCATCGGCGCGGGTGCGCAGATTCGTCGTCGACTGGTTCTCGATATCCCGGAAGCCGTCGACGACCTCGCCGATCCACTTCGCCATGTCAGCGAGCGCGCCCGTCATCAGCGTGATCGCGGGCAGCGCCTCGACGATCGCGGACTTGAACTGAAGATCGATCACCTTGGCAGCCGTGTCGAACTCGTCCGCGGTGTCGCCGGCGCGACGCACCAGGTTCTCGTCGATGACGGCGCCGGTATCGCGTGCCTTGCGAGCGAACTCGTCGAGGCCCGCCGAGCCGCCGCGCAGCACATTCAGCATCCCGAGGCCACGTGCCGTGAACAGTTCCGCACCGAGGGCGAGTCGGCGCGCCGGGTCCGCCGTTTCCTCGAGGGCGTCCGCGACGTCGCGCAGCACGCCCTCCGTCGGTCGCAGATTCCCGTTCACGTCTCGCACCGAGACGCCAAGCTCGCGGAACGTCTCCGCGGCCTCCTTCTCGCCTTGGGCCGCCTCGTCGATGGCGATGGAGAGGCGCTGGAGGCCGAGGGTGAGCTGCTCCGGGTCGACGTCTTCGAGCGTGCCGGCGAACTCGAGCTCCTGAAGCGTCTCGATCGAGATCCCGAGTCGGTCGGCGCGCGTCGCCAGCGAGTCGAGCTCCCGGCCCGCGTCGATCGCCGCGCGCGCAATCGAGCTGATAGTGCCCACGACGGCAAGGCCCGCGAAGCCCGCAAGCGTCGCCTTCAGCGCGCCGAACTGGCCGTCGAGCGCCTTGATGCGGCCGAGCAGCGAGGGCGAGGCGAGCGAGGTCTCGGTCTTCCCGGCGGTGTCCTTCGCCTGGAACCCGAGCTGCTGCATCTCCTCGCGCAGACGCCGCACCGCATCGGCGGCTTCCTGCGTGCGCACGACGATGTCGAGTTCAGCCATCGCGCTTGCGCTCCGGTTGGTTGCCCGCGAGGAAGGCGCGGTCCATGCGCCGAATCAGCCGCACAAGCGACGCGCGCAGCTCCACGTCCTCGAGCTCGGTGAGACGGCAGTAGGCCTCGATCTCCGAGAGCGGAATCGATCCGGCACCGCCGAAATGAACGGGGCGCGAATCGCTGAGCGTCGCGAACGCGGTCCACGCCGCGAGCGCGAGGCCGGCGTCGAGCGTCGGCTCCTCGTCGAGCTCGGGGACCGGGAACCCGTCGCGGCGCAGCTCGCGGAGCCAGGCCTCGGCCTCGCCCACGCGCAGCTTCCAAGCGAGCAGCGCCTCTAGGCTTTTCCCGCCGCGTCCTCCGCCTGCGCGCGGAAGTGGCGCATCTGGTGGGCGGTCGCGATCACCCACTTCGCGAAGTCCGGACACGCGCGCAGCTCCGCGGCTGCGGCTTCTACGGTGAACGGCCGCGGATCGTCGCTCTCGTCGGCCTTCACGCCGCGCCAGTCGAGCAGCACGTTGCCGGCGAGCGCCTGTACCTCGGCGCGCCGGAAGCGCGCGGCGCGTTCCACCTCGTCTTCTGGGACCGTGGTCCCACTCGGCGCCATCGCCGCGCGCGTCAGCGCGAACTGGAATCGCAGGTTGCCGTAGGCCGCGATGCGGAACTCGCTCTCGGCGTCGTAGCGCACCCAGGCGCCGTTCTCGTAGAGGTCGGGGTCGACCCGTAGGTCGCGAAATCGCAAGCGATCACCTCCGGGCGTTCTCCGCCCGGACGGGCGTCAACGCGATGCAGCTTCCTCGACTCGCTCGCGCCGGCGCTCGGTCCCGGGCGGAAGCGGATCGCAGGTGACCTCGACGTTGAAGACCGAGATCACGCAGAGACTCGAGCCACCTCTGGGCCAGCGAAGGGCCTTGGGCGGATCGATCAGCGCGCCGGCGCGAACGCCGCCGCCGCCGATGCGATCCGGCCAGAAGTACTCCGCCGCATCGTCCTCGCCATGCTTCTCGTAGGCGCCCGCGCGAGCGCGGTAGACGCAGATCCCTGCGTCGCGGAAGCACATGTCCGCCGCCAATACGAGAACTTCCCGTTCACCCGGAGACGACGCGAAGTTGTGCGGCGGCGACGTGCACGCCGCCGCGAGCACGAGCGCGAGCACGGGGAAGATGACTCGGCGCGTCATCCCGAACGATTACTACAGCCCGAAGATCTCCGCCTCCACGGCCGCGAACGTCTGCTCGACAAACGCCGCCGGCGCCTGGCGCGAGTGGCCGTTGTTGAGCGCCCCGATGTACGGCGCGTTGTTGCTCACATGGATCTCGTCGCCAAGCTTGAAGCTGCCGAGCTGCACGGTGCCCGCCGGCACGCCGAGCGGGTTCGAGTAGCCCGTGCGCCGGTCCTTCCAGTCTGGATTCGCTGCGCCTACCGCCACGTTCCAGGAGTCCTTTGCGGCCCCGGTGTCGACCGGCGTTCGCTGCGCCACCTCTTCCCAGAAGCGGATCACAAAGCGCTTGATCCGGTCGGCGGCCCGGCCCTCTTCGGTGAAAATCCACGCGTCGAGCTGACGCGCGAACTCGGAGGCGCTGGCCATTACGTCAGCATCGCGATCAGGTCAATCTGCACCATGTGCGGATCGGCCGGCTCGACCGTCGCGTTCGCGATGGCCGCGAAGTTGTATCGCTCGAGCACGTCGCTGTTCAGCTGAATGCCGTCCGGCGCGCCGTCCATCAGGTTCACGCTCGGGAAGGTGATCGCCACGAGGTTGCCGTTGTTGTCGACGCCGGCGAACTGGAGCGCGACCGGGGTGTGGGCCTTCAGCACGTCGAAGAGATCCGCGCGGCTCGTGAAGTAGGCCTCGATCGAGCCCGTCGGGGCGAGGCTGCCCGCGTTGATGCCAGCCGGGAACTTCGAGCCGATTTGGTCGAGCGTGCGCTGGTTGTTGTTGAGCGAGAACGAGAGCGATCGCACACCCGTCGCGATCGCCGCGCCCGCCTTGTACATGCGCGCCACGTTCGAGGACGCCCCGAGCGAGGGATTGAGACCCGCCGCCGTCGTTCCGCCCGAGAAGATGGTCGCGCCCGCCGCGACCACCTCCTTGCCCTGCAGCGCGAACGTCATCTGGCCGATCTGCTTCGCCGTGAGCGAGACGCCCATCGAGCCCACGCGCATCCCGACGCCCGAGAAGAATTGCGAGATGTCGAGGTGCGCCTGCTCGACGGAGAACTGGTTCTTCGTGTCGTCGGTGCCGTTGCGGAACATGCGGGCCGAGTACTTCTCGCTGCCCGTCCCGGTGTGATTCGCCCAGGCCTTCGCCGCGCCCGTGAAGCTGATGCCGCCGGCCTTGATCTGGAGAACGGTCGCGCTCACCGCGCCGGCTCCGTCCGCGATCTGCCAGAAGCCGTCGTTCACCGTGTCGAGGATCGCGACCCACATGCCGGGCTTCGCGCCGTCGGTGACGAACGAGCCCGCCGAGCGCGTGAACGTGTTGGGTGAGCCCGTCGCCGCGGTCGCATTCAGCGTCACGGCGGCGATCTGCTGCTTCGCGCGCAGCATCGCGCCTTCGATCAGGTCGAAGAAGTTCGGCTCGTACAGGAGCTCGCTGGCGAGCTGAAGCGACGCGCCCTGCCCAGACTCGATGATGGCCTCGATCATCCGGTCGCTGCGGAGGAGCTGCGACTGCACGCTCTCCTTCGCCGGCGAGAGCTGGCCCGAGGTCACGCGCAGCACCTGGCCGTTCGGCGACGCGGGGGTCGTGCCCCAAGTGACCTCGCGGATGTACCGGAAATCGACGCGATTGCCCTGACCCGGCATGAGAACCTCCCCCTCAGTTCAGGCGCGTGGCCTGAGCGATCGATTCCGCAAGCTGCGCCGCGCGGTTGCGCAGCGCGTGCGCGCCGCAGCGTGCGACGTGCCCGTGCCACCAGCCGAGATCGAAGCCGACGGCCTGGTAACTCGGCGTCCATCCCTGCATGCAGAGCGCGCAGGCGTGCGGGATCGCGCGCTGGATCTCGTCGAGGCGCGCCCGCACTTCCTCCGAGCTCATGTCGCGTCCGCGCGGAAGTCGACGTCGTTCAGGAGCAGCTGCGGCACGACGGCACCCGGGCCCTCGTAGAGAATCCGCCCGTCGGTCTTCACGCGAATCGACTCCGCGCCCGCGCGCAGCAGCAGCTCGGTGGCCGGCCGCGCGTACCCCGGGAGCGCGTTCGCGAGCGAAACGATCTCGGCGCCGTTCGCCACCACGCTTCCGCCCGAGGAGATGACGCCGCGCAGGCGTGTGACGCCAAGGCTGGTGAGGTAGGCCGCCGTCGGCTCCGCACCGCCAGCGTTGACCCAAGGCGCGGTGAGCGTGAGCGCCGTGTACGTGATCGGCACCGCGAGGCCTCCCACCACGTTCACGTCGCGCTCGAAGGCGACGGCCACGTTCACCTGCATCCACTCGCCGTCTTCGCGCTGCGCCGTGATCGAGGGCGTTCGGAAACGAATCAGCCCGGAGGCGCCGAGCTGGGTCGTCCGTGCCGCGAGGAACACCGCCGCCGCTTGGTCGGCGACCTGGCGCGCGCGCTGCGTTCCGGATGCGATCGGCGCGAACACCTGCACGACGACGACGCCGGCGAAGCGGTGGGTGTACTCGTTCAGGTAGATCTGCTCGCCGGCGGAGTCGCGCACGTAGAGCGCGGCGTACTCGGCCTGGCGGTTCAGCCGCGGTTGCCCTTCGTAGAACGCCGCGACGCCGGATGCGGCGAAGCCGGCCTCGAACAACTCTTCGATCGCGCGGCGCGTGTCGGCGAATCCGGCCATCGTGCGCGCTCCCGGATTACTGCGGCTCGCGCATCTGGATGACCAGCACCGCCTTCGCGGGGTCCTCCTCGATGTGCACGGGCACCCACGTCTTGCCCGAGAACGTGATGCGGTCGTTCAGCGTCGGCGCGAGCGTGAGGCCGGCAGCCGCCGCGGCGAGCTCGAGGGCGCGCCGCTCGATGACGAGTTGCCGGTCGCCCGTGCGAATGCGCACGCCATCGATCTGGCGGTCGCGGTAGGTGACGACGAAGGCCTGCGCGGCGAGGTCGCTGAAGACCTGGCCCACGGAGCCGGTGGCGGTGTTGTACGTCGCTGCGGCCGTGCTCGCGTGGCGATAGGTGATCGTCTCGGTGAGGTCCGCGAGGCGCCCGAACGCCGCTCTGACGTTCAGCGCCACGGCGCACCCCCACGCGTGCTATCCGCCGCGAATGCGCGCGCGGAGTCCTGCGATTGCCGCCGGCGTCGCCGCGTTGTCGCCGCGAATGCGCTGGCGGAGCGGTGTCACCGAAGCGAGAGCGACGACGCCGAGCACCGAGCCCGACGCAGAGAGCGAGGCCACCGCCGCGAGCGCCGCAGCGCCCACCACGGGCCCGCGAACCTCTCCCGATGCGACGAGCTGCGCGGACCCGGCGAGCAGCGCGGCACCGCGAATCGCGACCGTCGCGCTCGCCGAGAGCGTGCCCGTCGCGACGAGCTGCGCGTTCGCAAGCTTCGCGAGGCGCGCGGTGGCGGCGAGTGTCCCCGCGGCTGCGAGCGCCGCCGCTCCGGCTTTCGCGTTGACCGCGGCCGCGGCGACCGAGCCCGACGCCGCGAGCTGCGCGGACCCCGAGACGCGCCGCTGCCCAGAGGCGACCAGCGTTCCCGTGCCGGTGAGCGTCGCCTGCCCGGTCGCGCTGCCGGTGATCGTGCCAGACGCCGAGAGCGTTCCAGCGCCAGAGAGCGTCGCCGCACCGAGCCGTGCGACCCGACCCGCAGAAGCCAGGGTTCCAGAACCCGCGAGCGAGGCAGTGCCCAGCGCGCTTCGCGTGCCCGCGGCCGACAGAGCTCCCGAGCCTGCCAGCGACGCGCTCGCGGCGATCTTGCGCTGCGCCGCAGCGGCAAGCGTGCCGGACCCCGCCAGGCTCGTGGAGCCGAGCGCGGCCCGCTGAGCTGCCGGAGTGAGCGTTCCCGTTCCCGCGAGGGATGCCGCGGCGAGCGAGGCACGAAGGGCCGATGCGGCGATCGAGCCAGAGCCCGCAAGCGTCGCGGAGCCGTCGATTCGGCCGCTCGTTGCGCCCGTGGCCGCGAGCGTTCCGGTACTGGCGAGTGGGGCTGCTCCGAGAGCGGCTCTCGTCGCCGAGACCGTGAGACTTCCGGTGCCGGCGAGCTGCGCGGCCGCGCCGACGATCCGCTGCGCCGCCGCGGTGATCGCTCCCGAGGCAGCGAGTGACGAGGCGCCCAGCGCTGCGCGCTGCGCTGCCGCCGTGAGCGTCCCCGACGCCGCCAGCGTCGTCCCGGCGCCGACCTTTCGCGTCCCCGCGCTCGCGAGCGTTCCGGCACCGGCGAGAGACGCCGCGCCGATCCGGGCGACCGTCGCGGCGGCCGTGAGCGTCCCGCTCGCCGCGAGCGACGCCGCCCCTGCGACGAGATTCGAGCCCGCCTGCAGGTTCTGCTGGAACAGCAGCATCGCGGGCCCCTAACAGGCTGCTGACAAAGTCTCCCTAATCATCCGCCTCGCGACCGGGTAGAATGCACTCGGGGGACGAGATGATGATGGGCGACTCCGATCCGCAGCCGTCGATGTTCTACAACATTTCGCTCGAGAAGTTCGTGCCGCAGGAGCATCCGCTGCGGCGGATCCGGCCGCTGATCGACGACGCGACGATCCGCAAGGCG